AAACTGATCGCGTTGCTGTTCTCTAGATAAACGCGCCTCGTCTCGATCTGCTAGTCTTTGCGCTCCCTCAAATCCTTGCTGTGCTATCTGAAACCTTGCAGCTTCATCTCGATCTTTCTGGCGTTCGCCTCTATCAGCCGCCCTTTGTAATCGTTCGAAGCCTAATTGATTAGCTTGCAAAGCCGAAGACGCAGCTCTGTCAAGATCCGCTTGAGCGCTTGCGAACAACTCATTGTTTGCACGCTCTTGACTTAAGAATTGATTTTGCTCACGTTGCTGATTAAACTGCTGAGTTAATATATCTCGTTGATTTTGAAACTCGCGCGATTGAGCGTTAATCTGATTACTTCTATCCAACGCCGCTTCAGATGTAATTACACCTCGTTGCAATGCGTTTTCAGTAGTCTGCAGATCTCTATCAGCTTGCCTCTGAGCTGCATCTAAACTCTGCAACTCTCTTTGAAAAGCTTGTTCGCTTTGCTGCTGTTGACTTTGCAACCTAAAGTTTTCTCTAAGCGTAACCAACTGTTGCTGGCGATCTGCAGTATTTTGTTGTGCCGTAAATCCACGCGCTAATTTAGCTTCTGCTGATTGCAAATCATGCTGCTCTTGCAATAAAGTCAACTGCAGCTGACGTTCTGCTAGATTCTGCGCTCCTTGAAACCCCTGTTGCCTTCGCAGCATATCTACTTGTGCGTCTCTGTCTAACTGTTGCTGAGCTCTATTTAACTCATTCTGCTGACTTACAAATAAATTCTGCTCTCTAGTAAAGTCACGTTCGCGATCAACCTGCTCGACTTGGAAATCTCGATTTATTTGATTCTCAGCATTTTGACGCACATCAGCTCTGCGTTCGGCTTCTAGCCTATTAGTCCTATCAAGCGCAGCTTCTGCCGTAATCATGCCACGTTGAAGTTCACTTTGTATAGTCTGGAACGCTTCTACTCTACGCGCTTCTTGTTCTTGAAAATTACGTGATTCTAAATTTACTTGAAACTCATGCTCACGCTGTAATCTTTCACTTAGGTTTTGCTGCTCAATCTGTTTGTCAGCTAGTGTTATTTGTTGATTCCTGTCTGATTGCCTTTGTGCCTCTTCTCTGGTTACTAAACCTCGTTGAAAGTTTTCTTGTGCTGTTCTTTCGGCCGTTTGCTGTATCCTATTAAGGTTTGCTTCACTTTCTCTAAGATTGCGTTCCGCAAGGTTTTGCTCGTTTGTATTCTCCATAATACGTTGAGCACGTGCTTCTTCTTGCTGTTGCTGAGAAGAAAGTAAATTTTCTTGCAACTGACGGTCTAGTCTTGCTTGCTCTGTTTGAAACGTTTCTGCGCTTTCTTGCATGCCAGTTTGTAGTGCTCTATCAAGACCAGCTTCAGCAATAATACGCGCATCTGTCACATCAAACTGCCTAAGCGATTCCGCATCTAACGCTACCATGCGGTTTAATTCTTTTTCGCGTAAATCAAGTTCGGACTCTTGCCCGGTTTCCGCAAGATCAAGACGCCGTTTTTCTAGATTTCTATCCAGACCGCGCTGAACATTAGACTGCTGTAATAGAAACCGTTCCTGTCCTCTAGCATACTGACCTTCTGCGCGTGTAGCGTCTATTCTGTCATCAGACAACTTCTGATCTAATTCTCGTTGCAGTCTATTTTCAGATTCTTGGCTAGTTAGCGCTGCGTCTGCTAAATCAGTTCTCTGAGACAGCTCACTACGCGAAAGATACTCAGACTCTTTCTGACTACGCAATTGATTCTCAAACCGTTCGCGCTCTGTTGGGCCTAGCCTAGTCAACCCTCTGCCTAAAGTACGGTCTGCTACTTCTTGCTGCAGCATATTCCTGCGAATGTCTAAGTCTCTAGCAGCTTGCATTTGCCTAGACATATCCTGTACACGCGCCATCTCTGTGGCAGTCTCACCCTGGCGTAATGTAGTTCCCGATGTAATACCTTGCGTAATTAAATCTTGCTGCATCTGCTGTAGATCAGCTTCTATGCCCTGACGTCCCCGTACAACCTGACCTTCAAACTCCCCTAAGACATCAGCAGTGTCACCGCCTGCACGCAATAACCCTAGTCTATTTAACTGCTCTGTCAACGCTTCTCGAGACGACCCTGCGTCCTCATCTAATTGAGCTAAACGCTCAGTTCTGATAGCGTCTAAGTTAGTGCCGCCTATACGTTGAGTTATTGCATCTTCTAGTGTCTGTCTTAAATCTTCCGTAGCTGAAAAGTCTGCTTCAACCAAAGGTAATCCGCGAACATTTCCGTAAGCATCTCTACCTGCTTGTTCAGCTACCTCTATAGTCTCACCTACAGCAGCTTCTTGCTCGCGTCTAATTGCATCCTGACGCGCAAAACCTTCACGCGCAATACGCTCTTCTGCTTGCTGACGTTCATTAAGCATTGCAAGTAAAGATTCAAATTGTTCTTTTTCTTGTGCTGTTCTATTTACCATCTGCTCTGTTAAAACATCTCCAAACTCTGTCTTAACAGCCTCGCCTACCTGACCTCTAATATCAGCATTTACTAGTTGCTGCCCAATAATTCTACTTATGTCTTGCTCGCCTAGTCTCCCTGCGGAGCTAGCGTTTACAATATTCTGAATATCTGTGGCAGATACACGACCTTGATTAGCCTGAGACAACAACTGCGACATTACATCAGCGGATACACCTTGTTGCTGCGCTCCTATAAACTCACTAAACGCGTCCTGCATACTGCTTTGGTCAGCAGTTCCCTGCTCTAACCTAGAGCTCATTTGACGCAACAGTTCTTGCTGCTCTTGAAGTTGAGTACGCAATGCAGAATCATCATAACCGCTAGACTCCACACGTGCAGCTTCTATTTCATCAGCAGCGACGCCTTCTGCAACTGCCGCATCAAAGCGTTGTTGCTCCTGACCCATAGGAGTATCAGGCGCGTCTGGGTTAAACGTGTCTGTGAAGTTAGCAATACGGTTTAATACATTATAAGAAAATGGATCATCACGACGCTTTTGCAACTCAGAAAACGCTAGAGAAGGAGCACCTTCTAATCCACTAAATGACGCTGTAGGATCACCCGCACTAGGATTAGCTCGTATAGCATCTATAAACGCTTGCGCTGTTTGCTCTTCGCCTAGCTGATTTAATAATCCCGTTTGATTATACTGCGACCTTACTTTATCTGAAAGGCTTCGAGAAAACTCAGTGTCGGCTCCAAGTAAGTTCTGCAATGACAAAGTAGGATTTTGCATTCCCTGAGTTTGAATTAAATCGCTGATGTCGATGTTGGCTTGTCGTTGCCCTAGGTCAACTCCTTGGCCCGTAAACAACGGCCTACCGCCTTGCAGCTGTGCTCCAAACCGTTTTGCTAATTCATTTTGGTCTAATGCACTTAATTTAGCTCCAAAAGTAGTAGCATCGGCTAGCTCTGCCCCTGCATCCATTGTTCTAGCACCATAGCCGCCTGCTATATTTTGTACCGTGCTGTCGCTAAATCTCTTTCCAAACCTAGCTTTATTTAAAGCTGAGCGTAATACCGGGTCATCGAAAGAGGATGTAAATGGGTTTTTAGCCATTACTGGACCCCCAAAATTCGTTTAGTATGTTTGCCTACAGATTTATACATAACTACTGCACGCCTTAATGCCATTGGCTCGTTTATATTATTTGCTGTATATTTAAGCTGTGTAACCGGATCATACCCCCATAAATCGGTATCTAGCACATATGCTGTAGTAGATCCGCGGATAGAAGACGATTCAACTATAAACTCTGTTTCTATAGCATCGCTAGGATCACCTACAGCAAACCCATCCGCACGAGATACTATAGAAGGACCGCGCTGCTGCACTGTAATTTCGTATGATGTTTCCGAAGCCTCAAACTCATGCCTAGCATATAGCCAACGTGCCACATCTGCAATAGACATGGGAGGAGTTGCAGCTAAAGCAGCAAAACTTTTTATAGCTGTCGAGTTATCGTTTGTCCCTGTGTTATGCTTATACAACAACCCATCACCAGATCCGCCAAAGTGCGGAAAGCCGTCAAAGTATGCACCACAGATGCGTGTATAATCGTCAAAAACTCCTACCCATTGCTGCCTTTTGTAGTTCCATATAACATATTTATTCATTAATGTCTGATTAGTGCCGTACGGTATAGCAAAAATAACTTGATTCTTTGCTCTGTTTTCAATTGCAAAGCTGTACTCTAATCTATCTTGGTTTACATTATCCCAAAATTGTATGCCATCAAAATTACCTGAAACCTTTACAGGAGGATTTGAACCGTCCCAGATATATACGCCGTCTCTACGCATAAACATCTGGTTACCCGCCTCGTCCATTATTACAGATCTACGCGCAATAGTACCACGGTCAGCTCGTCTTTGTATTGAGTATGGGGTAGACGAATTGCCTGTAGGAAACAAGCCATAGATAGCATCTTCGTTGTGTAGAGCAAAGAAACTTTTTACAGGTCCGGCTCCAGTTAAAGCGCCGTCAGTCTGAAAATAATCATTCGCGCCATATGCTTCTATGTCTGTACTTGACGAATAATGTGCTCTGCGTTCACCTTGGTTTGTATTAACCAGCCATACTCTATTATCCCACCACGCTATTATAGACGCTCGTGTAACACTACTACTGCCCATACCTAGGGCAGCGATATTACCTGCTGCAGCCGCCCATTTTTTAATTGTATCTACACCATTACTAGCAACTAGCGTACCGCCTGCATTAGCTAGAATAAAAGTATTATCATTGCCTGCAGTTATTGTTTGCGAACTAGTCCTATCTGTCCACGTACCGTCTACATCCTCATAAAACTTAGTTCCTGCTATTACAAATACAGAAGACGATGAAGATGTAAATCGTTGCTTACCGCAACCGGTAATAGAAGGATTGCCAGACAACGCAGAAGATATATACTTAGCGAAACCCTTACGCGTTTTTATACTTCCTGCGTCATCTAGCTCGACATTACTCATTTCTGAAATTACGTCCGGCCCTAAATCTATAGCAGGGACGCTGTAATTAACAGATGTCCAAGGTCCAAACTGTATAGCTTCTGCTTCTATAGCCATTACGATAACGACCCTTCGCGTACATCAAATGTAAATTGATCTACAGCGCTTTGATTGACGTATCCTTTACGTCCAAGTCTAGGCGTAGTATCTCCGTTTATCTGAGACTGCACACTAAACCCAATACGTAAATTCTTTTGCATTAGTTCAAACTCAGTGCCCGCACCTTGCATATCACCCTTTTCAGAGTAAAACATAGCACTTAAAGAAAACAACAAGCAATTCTGAAACCATCTAGGACAATATTTATGCAGATCAGTACTATCAAGTGATGTACCCATTTCAGGAAATGCTTGATTGTACCAATACTGAATAGATTGAACACTATCTGGAATAGGATACGCTAATACTTGTATTGTACTTGTAGAAGTATTAATGCCTCCTATAATTAAATCCGTAACTGTACCTGTTTCACTATAATCGGGATCGGATTCTTCTAACCACTCAAGAGGTCTAAAATTAACTTTATTATTATCAGTATAATTTTTGGCTAATATAGGAGTCTCGAAGTCGCTAGCTAAATCGTAATCTTGATCTGACGCTACTGTAGTAATAGTACCTTTTTTACGTCTAAAATACCAATTAGAAGACTCTCCCATTAGCATCGCAGACGTAACGTCAAGATATTTATACGAGTTTTGTGTATATGTAGATGAAGACGCTGTAAGTCCGCATCTACGTAAAGCAATAGTCATCAACTCCGAAAGAGTCATATTACATATGCGCTATACGAGAAAGCGCCTCCGCGTCTTGTAGCTCTGAGTCAAAATCCATAGATCCAGTACTAATATGATTGCCCATACGCCAGTTCTCGATCCAGATGCCTATAGCTTCGGCACCTTTTTCTACAACACCTTCAGGCGGCACAGGCACAAAACCCTCATACGTCAACTCTATATAAGCATCAGGAGCATTTTCGTCCGTCTGTCTCTTATCACGCAACTTTAAAGTTGTAGTATCTGCATCCCTAATAGACTCGCCGTTAGATCTGACCATTTCCCGCGCATCGCTATTCTGATCCCTGTTTTTACGCTTACGCACAGGAGGATTACCGAGCGCTCTGTTGATCAAAGCTTTAGTTGAGTCGTCTGCATTTAAAATAACCTTAACTAATTCCTCGCCTGCATTTAAAGGCTTGGCAGGAGCACGTCTCACTTCTTCCGCAGACTTAGTATCATTAATCTTAGCCAAGTCGCTCTTTAGTGTAGTGCTTTCAGTCATTACTTTTTCCTCGATGTTTTGCGTTTCGGCTTCGCCTTAGCCATTTTTTGGCCGGTCTTAGCCGCGTAACGCTTGGCTGCTTGTTTGCCAGCCTTAGAATATGAAAATTGTTTACCGCCTACTTTTGGCATTGTAAACTCCTTAGTTAAGGTGGGGATACCGCCTCGATACCCCCACCCTAGTGATACTACGCAATCAACCCTTGCAAGACAACACCTACATGACCACCATCATCGGGGGCATAGCAGGCAAAACCAACAAGAGGTTCGGTTTCTGCGTCTTTTAGCTGCACTGCACCAGCAACACCATCCGAAAGCGTAAGGTTATCGCCAATAGCGATAGCCGTATCGGACAATATCAACGCGATGCCAGCAGTTTGAAACCAACCGTAATAATTCGCGGTAAACGAAATAGGAGTAACGCCTGCAATAATATAATCAGTACCAGCAGTCGCCCCTACAACATTATACCAGGGATTACCTACGATAGCGAAATCCGTAGCAGACTCGTCCAAGGCTACTGCAATAGGATCATACAAAGTAAGTCCTATATTACCACTAGACGTATCGCCACGAGCAGTATTGCTTTTAATCCTATACTGATGGCCTTCGCCATTATCATCAGTAATTTGCAAATAACCGCCAGCGTATTGGTTTTCAGTGCCTGCGCCTAGAGTAATTTCAACCATAGACGATCCCGCAGCTGGCGAGTAATCACCCGCAGCAGCCACGATAGCGCCATCGGTTTCAACTACACTCGTAGCAGAAACATCTTGAGAGACCAACAAACCGCGGTTAATGGCAGCGGCAGTATAACCGTACCGGAACACACGACCATCTGCGAGTTCTAGTTTTTCGCCAATAGGATATTTAGCAGTAGACGACTCTGCATAAATCCCTTGGCCGGCTTTACTTCCAATGCCTTCACCGCCTACGCGGTTATTGCTGAAATTATGTGTCCTAAAATTAACAGCCATTTTATTTTTACCTTTCCCTATGGGCAGGGCTAAACCTCCATTGGC